GCCATCGGTAGTGTAGAAATACAGCGCGCACCCATTCTCCACATTGGTCCAGGCCGCATCGGTCAAGGCCTCGATTCGTGCGCCTACCACTTGGGTCCCGCTGGAATCCTCCGCGCCGGTAAACTCGACGACCCCCAAGCGGTGACTGTCGCCCATGGGTGAGCCATCGTCGGCGCTCAATCGAAACGATCCGCCCGTGTTGGCGCTGGTGGTGGTGGTGTCTTGAACGTCAACTTGTGCGCCGGGGTTGTTTGGGCTGGGAGTGTATTTCATGCCTAATCCCGTCCACTTTCAAGGATAACCGACACGTCAGCGGTTCCACTTTGGGCAGCCACAAACACGGACGTTGCCCGCGCCACACCGGTGGTGGTGGGGTTGTCGTCGCAGTCTCTCAGCACCACAGTCGCCGCGCCCCCTGCACCCACTGGGAAGTAATGCGATCCCACTGCTCCGCCATCTGCTGGGGTCTCAGCGCCCACAAAACCGATATAAACGGCACTGTCGGCGATCACTGACACCTTGGTTATCCAAAATGGGAAACTGAATTCCTGCCACGTGGTGGCCACGGATGTGGCTCGCCGCACGTATGGCGCATTTGTAATTCCAGTAAGATCGATCGTGGCCATTTTTCACCCTCCCAAATCAAAGGTAACATATCACGGAATCTCGGTTGAATACTCCGGCAAGATTGCAAGCGACACCTTCACGGTTGGAACCATCCAATCGCACGATACGGCGGTTACCATCACCCGCCGGTTATCGTACATGCCGCCCATGGGTGACTCATCCCGCCCGCCCATTTGCGAAGTCGTTAGGCGCACAATGTCGCCCGGAGTCAGTGCCGCCCATGCGAAAGGGGCCAATGTTAAATCGAGCGATTCTGGGATTCGCACGTCCCACAGATAGGTTCTGTATTCGACACCCTCCACAAAGGTATACGAGTTGTCGAATTCAACCTGTGCAATTGAACGCTCATTTACCGACGCGGTGGGATATGTCGCGGTTTGAAATTCAATGCCCAACGATGATATCTTGGGGCTGATATTGCCGTTGGTTACTGTGGTTTTGCCGTATTCAACCGAAGATGAACCCGACCAGCACGACCACGAGTCAAGGCTCACAATATCCGCGTCGGTGATTTCCCACCCCGTCTCTTTGACTGCCTGCTGAACGGACGCCGATCCCGCCTCATTCAACAGTGCGTTTTCGTCCATGTTTTGGGCGCTTCGAATCGTCAAAAGTCCCTGGCGAACGGTCAACCACAAACCAGCCTCTTTCATTAGGCCTGACAGCCATGTATAGGCGTTTGTCTTTTCCTCGAAAACCACCACATCCCAATCGTCGGCGGTTCCGTTTCCATTGAGGATGACCTCATCACGCCATGCGTCAAAGTCGTCGTGGTCAATCTTGGTGCTGTCTACAGCTATGCCCCATTCGTCGGGGTCCAGATCGTAGGCCCCATTCGAGCCCGATCCCGTTGAACAGATCAACCGGCGGGCTATGTCGGCGACGTGCCCACTCAGCCACGCGCCCGGAGTGATTGCGTTGCCGGATGCCGCATCATCTCCCATGGTCGTGCCGAATTTGGCAACGGTTGAAATGCCCGTCAAACTGCCAGCGCCACTGGTCGCGGTGCGCCCGGTGAAGGTCAGATATACATCGGTCCCATCGTCAAGTCGCAGGCTGAACACCCCGCCCGAATCGCCAATTAGGAAATTGCCGGTTTCGGTGACAGCCAACGACGTGGTGACTCCATGCGTATAGGTCGCGGTGGTGGTGGTCGCCGAGCCCGCGCCATCAAAAAGGCTACCGGCGCTCGCCGTTTTGCGTCGACGTGTGGCCAATTCGGACGTGATATCCCAGAATTGCAGCGTGTAAAGTGGCGGCGTGCCGGTGATGTCTTGCAGCATACCCGACGCGATTGGCTCGAAATCCGATGTCAGATTGGTATCAATATTGTCCATTCCCCAAGCGACAAACAGGGTCGCGGACGATCCGCGTACCGCGTATTGAAGCAACTCCTTTAGGTGCTTTCCGGCGATGTCGACCGACCACGCGCCGATGGTGGAGGCCCATGTCTGTGGCGTAATCCGGTTTCCAGAAACAGAAACGCCCGCGATGATCGGTGTGATTCCGGCGTCATCGGCGTGTGAACTGATAGACCCGACCTGACCCAGACCGCCCACAAACGCCGTGCCCGAATAGAAACGCAACAAGAAGACAGGTTGAACGCCTTTTTGTGATGCGGCCTGAAGCCATCCCGGCGACCAGGTCATCCGATTTGGTCCACGGTGTAGTTCGCGTCAACCAACTCCTCAAGGGTCAGCCCACCTGATCCGAGCGACGATGGCTCGGATTCTTCGCCCGCGACAACAGACGAGTCACCGAAACTGGACAGGGCGCCCGTGTCTTCAACGAGCGAAAAATCTAAAGTGAATGAAATTCGATGGTCATGCGTGACAGGAGCCGATCCGATGGCCTCCTGGGGCGCGACCAGGTAGGGGTAAAAGTCGCGTTGACGGATCATCATTTGGGCAGATGAACTGTAATTGTACCGCACCGCGTTGGACATCTCGACCGTCGATGATGTCGATGCTGTCGAGCCGTGAACCTTCAAGATCTCGCGTATCAATCCGGGGTTGCCGGTCTGAATGTAGCAGTAGTCATTCGCTACAGGATTCGACCCACTCCACGCTGAAAACAGATTACCAGAATGGTATAGGGTCGTATCTCCCCTCGATGGTATGGCGGTCAGGGTTGCGGCAAATGCGGTCGAGGCATCGGCGGCAAAGGCCACAGCGCCGCCCAACTCCAAATGCGCCCACATGGACATCAAATCCTGTGCTAACGACTCGTCCGTGAAACGGTCCAGCACGATCCGAACGCTCAATTTAGAGGCTTGACTACTCCGAAACTGGGTGCCGTCGAACGTGGTGGCGGTTGTGGCGTCCCTCAACGGAGTCACTTGAAGGTCACTAATCCCTTCGCCCAGGTCGATCTTTTCAACCGGCGTACCCTTGCCGCCTGGATAGTACCAAAACGTAGCGTTTCCCATAACTTAGCTCGCAAACAGGGTAGAAGATGAACGCCCAAACGTGCCATAGACGCGCTCTAATTGGCGAACCAATGCGGGCAGGGCATCGGAATCGACCACGTTGGTGTTGATGGTCACGTTGACACCGCCGCCACCGCCCATCGTCCGTGCCGCCGTGCCGGTGGTGGACCCGCCGCGTGGCACAATCTGTTCGCCTTGATGAATCAGTGCCATGCCCGTGCGGTCAACGAATCGAGCGCCAACGGCAAAGGACCCGGTTTCATCGTCCTTGTTCCTTTCTTGCCACTTGGCCCGAAGTCGCCACCATTCCAGGTTCTCGTCATTTCGGTTCGATAGCCCAAAAGAGAACAGATCGATCACCCATTGTTTTATCGACTCCCACCATGCCTTGAACGACTCGCCGATAGATTGCGCCATTCGACTCCAATCAGCGTCAACAATCGCCCGCATAAACGCAATCGGCAGGTCGATAGCCACGGCCTTCATCATCTTTGGCGTGGCCTCCACCATGCCAGCGATTAGCTGGGGCATGGCCTCGATGAGCGCACCGGGCAATTCGGTCATGACCTCAGGAATGATTTCGCCAAGCGCAATCGGCAACGTCTTCATGGCCGTCATCAGGCTTTTCTGAAGATCAGCCGCCGTCTCCCGAATGGCTTTGGGGCCTTCGGCCAACAATGCAACGACAGACCCGGCGCCACTGATTCCGACAGCACCAAGGGCAGCGCCGCCGATGGCTTGGGCGCCCGTCTGCAATTTTTGGCCCATGCTAATTTGCGCTATGCCCATACCTTCGGTCGTTTGCTTCGCCCGTTGCCCGTATAGCCTGAGATTTTCGGCAAATTGTAGAATCTCGGCAGATTGCTGTTTGGCTTCGAGTGTGAATACATTAAAACCGCCCGCCGTGACTTCTAACTTTTCGGCCGTTTCTTCCGCCGCCGCCGCCACTTCTTCGAGCACTTCGACAGCGCCGGTGCCAAGTGCGCCCGTGCCGTCGTCACCTTCGCCCGTGGGGATTTGGGTTGATTTCCGGTAAGCCTTGGCGGCGGCAGTTGCCACGTCCATTGCATCGGACGCACGAGTCATCCCGCCGGTCATGACCGACGCCAAATCCTCGGCCGAAAACATCGACTCTTTGAGCGCGATCTTTGTCCTGACAATCGCCGCTTCTGTTTTCTTTAATTCGAAGTGTTGCGACTGAAACATGCCTGTCGCTTTGTTGATCTTATCAATCGTTGATTGCCAGGTTGCTAAAATCTCAAGGCCCAATAATTTGATTCCATTGAACACCAATCCCATGGTGCCTGAAATGAAGCGCATGTAAGAATTAAAGGCCGGAATTACGCCCTCTGTTATAATCGATGTCGTGTATATGATCGCTTCGTTCAGAGCGTAAACCGCGCCCGCCGCACCATCGGCGCCAAGCCCCCGCGTTATTTTGTCGGCAGAACCCATCGACACATCGCCCAGATCGGCCATGGCGCGCTGCCAATCACCAGCGGCGGCGGCGGCCTTTGGTCCGAAATCCACTCCAAATTGGCGTGTTTTCTCAACGAAGTGGTCGAGATTTTTGGGATCTCCTAGGGCCTGGAATAGCTTGGTCGATTGCGTGCCGAGCGCATTAACGGCGGCAGCGGTTCGAGCCGTGCCGGGTTCCATTTCCCCCAGCGCCGCCAAGGTATCCCGAAAGATCTCGTCGGAGTCTCGAAGGTTGCCGCCGGTGTCATAGATTGAAACGCCGAGATTTTCGAACCCCTCGACCGCTTCGGCGGTGCCCCGATCGGCGGCGGCTATTTTCGACGTGTAGACCTTCAGCACCGATTCCATGGCGCTGAATTGCAGACCGCTACCCTTGGCCGCCAAGCGCAGCCCGGCCATGGTATCGACCGCCACCCCGGTACGTGTTGACGCGTCTATGACTTCGTTCTTGTAGTCAGCCATTTTCTGCGTAAATTTGACCACCAATGCCGACGCGGCCAAGAACCCAGCGCCCACCGCCAACGCGCCTTTGGCCAATTTCTTCATGTCGATGTCGGTGGCCTTGGCAGACTTGCCCGCACTTTTCAGCGATGCCGACGCGCCATCCTTCAGACGCAGAACCATTTCAACGACATTGCCCGCCATTTTAACCCCTCAAAACCACGACAGGAAACACCACGCCGCCAGAATTTGTGATGCGATCTGTGGTCTGCGCCGCCGTCGCATCGGCTTGTTGGGCACATTCCAGGGCAAGCGACAATTGCCAGGGGTCCAGATCTAATACTTGGTGTGGCAACATTCCGTAACGCCTCGCTATTTGGTCCAGAATCAACAGAATTTCAGGCTGGTCGGCGAAACCTGGCCAGCCTCTCGGCCGCTTCCTCCCCGCCGGTTGATAGTCGCATTGCTTCAGCAAACACCGCCGACACAATCGGACCAGGCAAACTGCCGACCCACAGAACGCCCTTGGCGGGGTTCTCTCTCTTTGCATCCATTACCACCTTGACCGTGTCCCACTCACCATTGGAAGGGTCGCCCAGCGCCAGCAGTGCAGCGCAACATACAGCTTCCTGATATCCGGCCAACTTCTTCGCCTGGTCTGGTGATATGTTCTTCGACATGTCGGGCTGTTTCTCGCCCTCTTTGGCGGCCGGTCCAACCATCGCCAATGCGGCAACGCCGACCTCTGCCAAGTCAGACGATCTGACCCGACGCACCCGAACAAGAAACCCCCCGGCTTCGATTTCTGACACCGACGAATCGGTGATGGCTTTAAGAATGCGACTCATGGGGGGATTGCTCCTAATTGTTAACGGCTGTGGAATGGCCATTTGTGATACTGATTTTCAGGCCCTCATCCGTGCCATCGCTTTCGCCCTGCAAGACCACCGACTGCGTGATGACACCGGCACCGCTGATGGGGTCGGATGCGCTCGATATGTAGGCGTTTTGAATAACGAATTCAATCGATAGGGCGCCACTGGTGAAGGTTATGGTCGCGTCCGCCTGGGTATCGGCGTGCAGGTCGGTATATAGCTGGTCCGACGCGTCAACGGTCACCGAGCATTCGACTGTTGAGAAGTCACTTCTCAGCGGTTCAGCCGTCAGTTTCGATCCCAAGAATTGCCGCCGGGAGATGTTGTTGTTCAGGGTCAGACTGAATGATGACAGGCTATACGCATTTCCGGCGATGCTCATCGTCCCTGCATGGTGGTGCAAGACCGTTGTTCCAGTTCCATATGAAGGCGTGCCTGCGCTCCCACGTGTGGACGCTGTTTCTCCGATGAAGTCCAAAGCCAGGGTCATTTCTGAAGCGGCAGAACATTCAAAAGTCGCGGATGACACGACCATGCCCTCGTAAACCTCGCTCTGGCCACTGTTCCCGCGTATCTCCTCCACCGTGAGCGAGGGCAGGGTACTCGATAACGTGTAAGCGTGGACATAGGGGTCTGATCCTGTGGTAGCCACTGCCCCAAGGGCGTGTTTCACCAATAGACCCATTGAGTCGTAAGATGCCAACACGGTAACCGAACCACCCGCCTCTTCGGACGCCGTGAAATGTGTCCGTCGCATGGCCGATGATGTGGACGCCTTCAAGGATGATGTCGGCGATCTGGTGACGCCTCGATTCAATGCGGTGGATACGCAACCGAGCCAATTTGTGCGACTCACTGCCGTGCCCCAAGTTGACGAACCCTCGGCACCAAAGCCGATGACTGTATTGATTCCTGAATATGTGGCCATGGTTGCCCCTTATGACTCGTTTACGTTTTTGACTTTCAATAAAATGCGTGGGTTGACGACTCGCCCACTGGTCAGTTTAACTGTTGCCGAAACCGTGTAGTCTCGGCCATCGGTCCCGGCTTGTAGCTGCAGCCTAACCAATGCGGGATGGTAAAACCTCGTTTGCGTTTCGTCATACACTCCGGTTTCGTCGCTCACACCATAAAACACCTGGAACGCCACCGAATCTATTTCCTCACCGAAATTGGACCCGCCGAATTGCACGGGGCGCTTTATCAGATACGAAGAAAAATCCAACCACGCATAGACCGTTTCAGCCGTGCCCTTCGTTATGACGTTCTGTGGCTGCGTTGCGCCGGGGCTGTTGGGAGACACGGTAAAAACGTTTTGCTTTGGGACGGATATGGGATCCAGGGTGCCTGTTTTGGCACTGCTGGCGGTGAACGAACCAGAGGCGGCCGCCGCGCCCGCGTTCCCCCAATAGATCCAGATCAGGCACATGGAGTCTGCGTCGGGCGGGGTGTAACCATCGACCTCGATGACACCAGCCTTGGATGCGTGGGTCCATGTCGCCAGTTGATACGCGAGAACATTTCGGCCATCGGCGTCCGTTATTCTGATGTCGTTACCGCTTGACTGGATCGTGTCCCAAAAAGGGTGGTCGCTGGGTATGACAAAACTGATGTCAATCGGCGAGGCCCCCGACAGGTTGTTAATCGCCACCGGCGCCCGAAATCTCCACGATGTGTCGTACCAACTCATGATCCCGCCGTCTCAGAATACAACATGCGTAACTGTAGCACGGCGACCCCCAAGCCGGGACTGTCGAAAGCCTCACCATCGTAGGTCGTGCCGTTGATCTCCAGGTCGTCTATCTCGCCGTCCAATGTGCGGTCGGCCTCGAGCGCCAACATGACATCGTTTTGGGCGTCCAATGTGGCCAGGTGGATGTCTTCGGAGTCTGCACTGTTGCAGCCCACCCACATCTCGATCTGTGCCGTCATGGTGCGGCTGTACTTGCTCAACAGGGTACGACCTGGCGTCTGTGATGTGGTGGTCGAGATTGACCACAGGTAGGCCGCTGGCAGCCTGTCAGGGCTGAACTTGCCGCCGATCTTGATTTGGTCCGTGCCCGACAGATCGTGGGTATAGGATCCGCTGGCGTCGATGTCGGCCAACTGGGTCTTGATCTGGTTCAATATGGCGCGTTCTTTGGGCATCAATCACCGCCCGTTATTGGCACGCGAGACGAATCCAGCACCAACGATCGCATGACCGGCAAGAACACGCCCGGAGCGTCTGACCTGACCTTGTCCATAGCCTTGCCCATGTAGTGCTTGCCCTTGATCTTGACTGACTTTTTGAGCACGTACCACGGATCACCGCTGGTGTTGTGAATCAACAACAGCTTGCCCTTCGACTTGATCAAAGTGAACAGATCCGGGGCTGATGTTCGCAAGGGCGACGGATACCGATCGGCGCCTGCTGGCGTTAGGGCTGATTTCAACGGGATCCGCAACATCTTGCCCGGCTTCGCCTTGGCCTCGCCGCCGAATTCTTGAATCCCCGCATACTTCACAGTGCCCTGTGGTGTACGCCCACCCGCACGAAGGCGGACATTGAGCGTGCCGCCTGTCAGGTCGGCCGACCCGGCAAGGGATGAGCGCAGGCGCCCGGTGGGCGTGTTCATGAGCGTGCCCGCGTTGAGTTTGGCGTATGTCTCGCCCTTGAATGCAAGATACTTTGCAGAATTCAACATTCCACGGATGAACACATGTGCGCCCAGTTTGTTCATCCGTTGCGCGAACTCGTCGACGGTTTCGATCTTTTCAGCCAATCCAATCACCCGCGAGTCGATATGGGCGAAGGGCTGCCTTGACCTCTGGCAACAATGACAGCGGCAAGGGCGAAGCAGACCCGCCCGCCTTTGAAACGGACGAATCACCAATCGAATCCCGATGGCGCCAGATATGCGCGACCTGCAATCCACAGGCGTGTTTGATGTCGGCGGGAACGGAGGCGAACCCTGCCACGTATGTGGCCTTGATTGCACGGTCACCAGTGCCCCATGCAACATGATTGCCGCTACTCTTGGCGATAACCAGGCCGAAATCGCCGATAACGTCATAGTCTGACGACGAAACCAGATCGGCGCTCGCATATTCGCGCCCTGAGTCGTCGTATATCGACGTCACGGACGTCACGGGCCACACAGGCAAGCGCAACGAATAACCGCCCGGACCTTCGAGGTAGTGCGTATATGTTGCCGATTCCATGGTTGCAACGCCGGTTTCGGCCGGGAAACTGCAATAAGACCCAAAAAGCGCCGAAACACGGGCGATCATTGTATCGATTGTGGTGTCTTCGGCGGTCCCGGTAAGTCCCCTTAAATACACCCTGGCTTCGGCAGCAGTGATCAAAGCCATTTTCAGTCCTCTTTCTTTTTCGCTTTCGCCTTCTTTTTCGCCGGTTTCAACCATGATGGTGGCTCGGTTTCGGCGCCGGGGTAGCCATCTGGCACATCCCGCGCCTCACCAGGCGACCAGTGGATGCCGATCGGCCACTCACCCGCTCCGGTTGAAACGTATTTCATACCTCAGCCATCCTTGCTTCGATGGCCTCAATGGCACTTTTCCGGGTCTTACCATTTAGCTCAGCATTTCGCAGGTCGACCAGCAGGCCGTCAAGAAGACCCGACGCAAGAGCACGTTTCAGCTTGGAGATCGACCCATCGAGTGCAGACAGGTCGGCCTCCTTGCTTTTGACCATGCGATCCGAACCGGCAGGTTGTGATCCCACAACTGAAAACACCGATCCGAATTGCTTCAGCAGATACTTCGCCACGTCCGCATCAACCTCACGGACCTCGCCCGCATACCAACGCTTCACTTCCGCAGAAGCATAGCTATTGGTGTGGGCGAAGCCTTTGAACTTAAGTTTCATGTTAAGTACCTGAAATCATTGGAGAAACCTACAGATTGAACGACCAGTGGCAATTTTTCTTAGAACTGGAATCCAAATGGTAGAAAACGGCCCGTTTGGTAGCTACAAGGTCGATTACGCCGTTTCGGATGTTCTTGTCCAACTCGACGGTGGTTGCTTTGTAGTTGCCCATGAAGAAGCGCGATCGGTTGAGCAGAAGGAATCCGGTTTTTGTCGTCGTGACGTTGTCATACATGCCATCTGCCGCCATGTCGGATGTGACAAACTCGCTGACCACGATGGGCACACCGCCGAGGCGGGCCAACTCACCGCTAACCAGTGGCGATGCGATCCCGTATTTCTCCAACCCGGTAACCTCCGTAAAGCCCAACATCGTGCTCAAGTAATACTCGGGCGAGACGATGCAGACCAAATCCCCGGCGACTCCATGGGGGCTGTCGAGGTTGGAGCGTGCGGTCAAGAACCCGGCATAGGTAGCGGCACCCGATTGGTCAGTCGTGCAAGACACGTCTGCCGCTCTGGCACGCAGTCCGGTAAAGCCATGGCGATGGTCAGGACCAACAGCGCCCACTGTCCAGCGAGAACGCGGGTTCCAGTTGGCGATATCGTCTTGATGGGATGCGGCACCGTCGCCATTGATGATGGCATCCTCGATCCCGTCTACCATTGACGCGACCAAAGAAGCGCGAACGGTTCCGATCAACGGAATAACGCTGTCTTCGACTGCATCCTCATCAATTTGGATCCTGGTGGCGAATGAGTCGCAACTGATAGAGCGTTGGGCCGTGGTGTCGGTCGTCGCCGTGTAGTTGCTCGGATCGTCGCTGGTCGGCACGCTCTTGAGGTAGGGCGTGGTCGCAAGCGTGATGAACGGCAAGCGCAGTTCTTTGGATGTCATGTTGACCGATTGGAACAGGGCCTCGACACGGCGAGCCGCATAGAAGTCGGTGGCCAGATCGGTAGAAACAACGTCAGGCACCCATTCGGCACCAATGCCCGATGAGTCAGCGAAGATTCGTTTGATAGAATCGGGCGCCGTCTTCATATGGAAGTCGATCTGGGCGTTGGTCTGGGGGCTGTGTCCACGCTTCGTCAACATTTTGACGAATGTGCGTTGCTCCATGAGGCGCTTCATCTCGCGTTGCCAGTCGCAAACCGTGTTGGAGTCGTCCAACAGGCCCGGAAGTGTCACACCATCAGAGCGTGTTTCAGATGTCCATCGCACTTTGTTTCCGTCGATGTATTTGGCCACTTCGTTTTCGGCGTTGATTGCCGTCGTGGTCATCTTGGCGCGTGCTTCCAACTCGCCCAATCGCTTTTGTGCAGCGGTCAGATCGGAGATCTTCTGCTCCATCTGCTCTTTTAGGTCACGGTTGGAGTCAACCAATTCCTTTTGGCGAGCGTGGATGTCGTTGATGGTTTTCTTGGCACCCTCGGCGGTGCTTAGATCTGGCTTGCTGTCTTGGATGAAGTCCATTTGTGGTCCCTCCCATGGGATGAAATAAAATAATGCAAATTCCTCTAATTTGTCAACAACTCAAAAAACGATTGTGGCGCGTCCGTCCCTTCAGGCTTCCAATCCGCCGCCAATGACCCGACCTCGGCACGGATGGCGTCGTCGGTGGTCAGGAGCCTCAGTAACTCATCCCGCACGTCTACCGGGGCAGGTGCCGCCCTCATTGCTGTCGCGTGCGGGTTGGCGGGGATGGGCACGGCGCTAATTTCCAGCAGTTGGTTTGGCGTGTTCATGCCATACACAAGCCCCGAATCGCCGTGCCAGGGGTGGTCGCCGTCCAATGTGGACCGTTGGACCGAATCGCCGGGGCTGAACCCGACCGAAACGGCGGACAAAAAGCCCTCTCTAAACTGATGGGCAACGGTTTTACCCAGTGGATTGGCTTCGTTGTCGTCCCATTTGATGGATGCGACCAAGGTTGTGCCGTCCAACTCGACCGATACGGCACGGCCCACGGGCGGTGTGCTGTAATCGTGCGCCCAAATGACCACGGGACAGTTTTTGTAGTGGGACAGGTCCCAACTGGGCGCCACCACGTCATTCATCCGATCAACATCTGGCGTCGATGCGGTGACCGTGGTGGTGCCGTCGTCGCCGGTTTCTGCCTTCATCATGATTCGTTTGCAATGTTTCATTTTCAATCCTCGAAAAAAGGTAGCACGGTACAACGGCAATTAATGTCGTCGGCACCGCTTCCAAGTTGACCGGGACCGGCGCCGGATCCGCCGTCGCCACTGGTGAACGAACCGCCCACCATAATGGTCTGACCATCCATCGCCACATGCGAATCTCGAACCGCATCATCACGGGCCGTCAGCCATTCGACCTTCATATCAATCCCGCTGTCGGCGGCGCCCGCATAGGCCACCAAAGCGCCAGCATTGACCGAACGTGTCGTCTCAGTTCTTGCGATGGTTAAAGCGCGCGCGGCGCTGAAGCCGGGCGAGGTCATCAACTGTTCTTGCATCTGTGCGATTGTGGCGCCCTCGGCCAGCCCTGCAAGGACGATCTTGCGGACCTGTTCAACCGACAGGGCCTCGACGTTGACGACCAGCGAACCCAATAGACGCTCCACCTCTTTGTTTTTTCGGATCGGGTCGAACCTCAGATCGGCATCTGGCACCATCTTGACCGCTTCACGGAATCCAGCGGCAAGGGTGCGCTGTATGTCCTTGCGCGCCGCCGCCGACATCGCCGCCATCTCTTCGGACGCTGCTATCAGTTTGGACCACTCGGTGTCGCCCAGATCTCGCTTGATGGATTTCTGGCCCTCGAACATCGCCTCCAACCGCGCGCCTGTTCTCTTTGCTCGTGCCCGCAACTCGCGCCGCATCGTCAAGGCTAAGGCCCTTTCCCGTGGCCCATGTGCCTTGTCGATGAAACCGCGCCACAATGCAACCCGCTCCGATTCCGTTACCGGTGGTTTGTACGTCTCCCCTGCCCCAATGAACAATTGACGGATCCCGCCGATGCCTTCGTTGACCTCTTCAGGCTCGTCGGCGTCGGGTTCTTCTTCAATGATATTTTCTGGAAGGTCGATACCCTCCATTTCGGCCGCCTGTCTGAGCGACAAGCCCATCGCCCACCACGAATTGACGCGGTTTACCTGCTCTGTCTTCGACTCTGCAAGGGCCTCGATACCGCTGAAATCGTGCCAAACATGGAGCGTCGGATCGCCCCATTGACGGGCAAGCCTGGTTAGCTCGCCGTCGAGGATGGCCGCCCGGTGTCGCAAGCCCTCCCAAAACGTCTTGGCCTGTTGGCGGGATGTCGCAAAATTCGCAGTGGGCAAACCCAAAATTGTGGGAGGCACGCCGAACACTGCCATAGTGCTCGATCGCACCCAATCTCTTTGGGCTTGGAATTCCATATCGCGAGGGCTGAACGAAAGGGCTTGATACTTGGCGGCGCCACCCAAGAACAGAGCCGACGATTTGCCGGTCAACTGCCGATCGTAGGCTTCGCGCATGATCTTTACCTGCGCCGATGACCAGATGTCGCCCTCTGTGGCGGGGCTGAAAACACCAGTGGGCCTACCCCGTTTCGCCGTCTCTGCCGCCATTGAAGACGCCGCAAGATCGGCGCTGAGATCATGGTGTAGCGTTTGGATGGCCGAAACACCGTACAGGCTCCCAGACGGATCTGCGCCCCAGGATGTCGATCGAAAGTGCAATACCCGTTCGTGGTCATAGCTGATTTCTCGTCCTGAATCATAGATGTAATGGGACACCTGCCCATCGGCCCATGGTACGGCCTTGACCCGCTCGGGATGAAGGCGAAGAAGGCCGGATGGCTCACGGTCTCCGATGATCAAGGCATACGCATTTCCAGACAGAACCAGATCGGTCGCCAGTTGACGACGGAACAACGATCCGTTGACCCTCGATGATGGCTGGTCCAACAGGTCGAGCAACGGATGGTCATCGACTCGCTCGGCATCGACACCGCGCCCGCTGGTCATTCGGATCGGTACGGATGACAAGCCGCTGGCGATGGCCTCGACCGATGCCTTGACCCATGGAAACGCCGCCATGGCTGACATTGACGACGCGACGCTGTATTGATGATCGGCACCCTGGCCTAGCGAATAGTCAGCCCCGGCTTTGTGATCTTGCTCGGTGGCAGGCAATAGCCCAACAGCACGCAAGACGCGTGCAAACCAAGTCTGCCGGATCACCATGTCGTCTGCCATGGCTCATACCGTAGCACGGTGACGGGCAGGGGCGCAAAAAACCAGGGTGTGTGCGTTTGGTGGGTGGCCATACACACACACAGATATCACCCGTCAAACTCGTCACACCTGTCACACCTGTCACGGATCGGAGTGTTGTACGGTCGAAAAAACAAGGCGACCCCGTACAACAATTCAGCCAACCCCGAACGTCGAGCGCGTCAACTGGGCGCACATGTACGCGAGCGCATCCATGGCGTGATCATTTCGTTTCTTGGGGGCGTCGGGCATGTCGTTCTTGGTTGCGGTGGTGGCCCACACGTAGCCCTCGATCTCTCGGATCGTGTTCTTGCATCGGTCATGGATGACCAGATGGGGTCGGCCCTCGACGTCGGGGGACAGGCGCTCCGATACGGCATTGATGCCTGACCGCACAGAACCTTTGCGCTTCTTGGCGGCGATGGTCTGGATGTCGTGCTCGCGTGCCAGGGCGAGCCGGGCACCACGATCGGCGGGGTCGGCGACAAACCACATCGGCGGCGGGTGGCCCGCTATCATGCGCCTGTATTCGGCTGCATGTTGGCGAAGGGTCCACTCAGATCGGTAGTGTTCTTGGATGATGTGCAGGGTGTCGTCGGCGGGGTCGACCGCTCCCAATAGAATGGCGGTCGGGTTGCGGGTTCCGAAGTCTATGG